GGTATGTCGGTTTAATATATACCTATGAAGTTATATGAAATCATATACCTTTAGAAACAACTAATAACAGACCTTCTGTAAATCCTTCGATTACAGAACGTCTGTAATAAGTAAGTATAGTTATATAAAGAAAGGATTGATTATGTCAAATTATAACTGGACTAAACCAAAAGTATGTAAGTATTGTAAATACAATATTGTACATAAAGGCGAAACCTACTGGAAAGCTGGTACAAAGCGAGACAGTCAGGGCGAGCTTATACGCTATCCACTTAACTTACACTACCAATGTGGTGTTGAGTTATATAACAAAGGCGAAAACCTTTGGGAATGGAGCAAGCGTGACTTAAATGGTAATTCTATAAAACAACTTGCTTTAAGTATATTTAAGTAAATATCATCTAGTACTGTACCAGTGACAGTACTAGTTGATATATATTAAAAGAAAGGAATGCTATGAAAAAGAAATTAGCTAACTATATTATGTCCAAAGAAAATGGCATAGTCGCAAGACTTGCATTTAAATTTGGACTGCACGATAAGTGCTACAT